CTCGTTTTGTATTTTTGTTTAACTCTATTTTCTCTGCTACATCTGCTACAAGTACTGATTTTACTGTATTTGTAGTTATTTTATCTGCTACTTTATCTGCTACTATATATGCTACATCTGCTACAAAATAATAAAAATATATAAATATATATAGTTAATAAGCAGGTGACATAAAATGTCTACTCGAAATACGAAAATTAGTAAAGCAGTACGATTTATTCTGTTTGTGTAAGAGGATGTGAGGTCCATGAATAAAAAACAGTTATCACAATTACGACATTTAAATAAAGAAATAGAGTTACTAAAAAAACAGATTAACGATGTGGAGCTTTCAATAGTGCCGCAATACACAATAGATTCTGTTAAAGGTTCAGATCCAGAGTTTCCGTATACTGAGCATAGTATTAAAATATCTGGTTTGGATCTGAATGGTTATCATAGAAAAGTTAATCGTCTTAAAAAAAAATTACAGAGAAGGTTAGAAGAACTTATGAAACAGGTTGATGAACTGAATGAGTACATAGCTTCAATAGATGATAGTGAGATAAGGCAGATATTAACACTTCGGTATATGAATGGGTTGACTTGGGAACAGGTGGCAGCGCATGTTGGCGGAGGTAATACAGCGGATAGTGTTAGAAAAATATGTAGCAGATTTTTAGAGAAAAATTAAAAGTTGTCCGTTTTGTCCGTTTTTTCTGTGTTATACTTTATAGTGTAAAGTTATAAATGAACCGTACTAGGATAAATCTTGGTGCGGTTTTTATTTTTTGCCCTGGAGGTGAGGCAGTTGGCATCGTTAATGCGTAGAATCAAAGACATCAGAGTTAAGTATTGCAATAAGTGTAGTAATGATTGTAAGACCTGCAGAGTAAAGGACTTTGTGGACTATATTGGCATACAGCTCACATCCACACATGAGATTAGAACTATAATGCGAACCAACTTGCCGACTGATGTGACTCACAGTTCTGGGAAGTTTAGACAGAATAACCGAAAGGTATTTAAGTGAGGTTGATTATAATGGGTAGATGTTTCTTATTGCTCAGGTAAGAGTAGGTTCTTTCAGGAGCCTGAAAGCCTTGCGGTGCTGGCGAGGCCCGAAATTTGGCAAAGTTAGCAGGAAAAAATATACACACTACCTTCCTGGAAAACGCATAAAATAAGCTTTTCAAAACAATGTAAAATTTAGGTGATAAAAATGGCTGCAAAAGCAGATAAAATCGACATTACAATAGTGAATAGTGTTACTTTAGGACATGTTTGGGGAATTACAGATAGAAGAGTACGTCAACTCGTTGAGGAAGGCGTAATTGAGACAGTTGCAAGAGGTAAATATAACCTTGTAGATGCAACAAGAAGATATTGTGCATTTTTAAGACAAAGTGCGGAAGCGGGTGCTGATAAAAAGAACGCAAAACTAAGTTATGATGAAGAGCATGCTGCTCATGAAAAAGTAAAGCGTGAGAAAGCAGAATTGCAGCTTAAGGTTATGAAAGGTGAATTACATCGTTCAGAAGATGTAGAAGAAGTAATGACCGATATGATAACCAGAGCAAAGACGAAATTACTTGGTCTTCCGTCTAAAGTTGCGCCACGAGTTATGGGATATAAAGAACTGACAAAGATTCAAGCTGTACTTCAAATGCATATTGAAGAGGCTTTGGCAGAGCTTGCGGATTATTCCCCGGAATTGTTTGCAAATGATGATGTTATCCAGGATGATGATAATGACGAATAAAAGTACCTTGAAAATCTTTGAGAAAGTTGCTCGCGCTTGGGCTCCTCCTGCAAAGCTTACAGTGAGCGAGTGGGCAGACACATATAGAAAACTTTCTCCGGAAGCTGCAGCGGAGCCAGGACAATGGAGAACTGACAGGGCGCCATATCAACGAGAGATAATGGATGCAGTCACTGACCCTGATATTGAGACAATAGTCATTAAATCAAGCTCTCAGATAGGAAAAACAGAAATAGAGCTCAACATTATTGGATATTACATACATCAGGATCCGTGTCCTATTATGGTAATACTTCCGAATATGGAACCTGTGGCCCAAGACTGGAGTCGTGACAGATTGGCTCCAATGATAAGAGATACTGTAGTTTTAGCAGAGCGTGTAGGTGAACAAAAAAACGGAAATAGTACATATCACAAAAAATTCCCTGGTGGTCAGATAGTCATTGCTGGTGCGAATAGCCCTGCATCATTAGCATCTAGACCAATTAGGATTTTATTATGTGATGAGGTTGACCGTTTCCCAGCCAGTGCAGGAACAGAAGGTGACCCAATAGCGTTAGCTGAGAAAAGAACAATAACCTATTGGAATCGGAAGAAGATATATGTTTCCACACCTACCGTTGAAGGAGCTTCCAGGATAGAGAAAGAATATCAAAAAGGGACTCAGGAGAAGTGGTGTATCCAGTGCCCGTGCTGTGGTGAGTATGTTTTCATTAATTTTTATGGCATTAAGTTTCAGCATAAATGGATATCTGACAAGCTTCCTGAAGTTTGGGATGTAAAGTTCCAGTGTCCGGAGTGCTATGCTGAAGCAGATGAGCATACATGGAAAGGACAACCGGGAAAATGGATTGCTGATAATCCTCAGGTAAAAAGAATACGTAGTTTTCATCTTAATGCTTTCGTATCACCTTGGTATAGTTGGACTGAAATAATAAAAGAGTGGCTTGAAGCTAAGGATGACCCTGTAAAACTTAAAGTTGTTAAGAACACACTTTTTGGGGAGTGCTGGGAAGAAAAACTTGATGTTGATGATGAAGATAAGCTGCTTGAACGGCGTGAAAAGTACGAAGCGGATCTACCTGACGGGGTGCTGTTACTAACCTGTGGAGTAGATACACAGGATGACAGACTTGAATTTGAGATTGTGGGATGGGGAATAGGTAAAGAATCATGGGGAATTGAATATGGATTTATTATTGGAAAGCCGGATGACTTATCTACATGGCAGATGCTTGATGATAGGCTTAAGAAAGTATATAGGTTTGCTGATGGCAGAGGACTTATGATTGCTTGTACTTGTATTGACTCCGGAGGACATTTTACCACAAGTGTGTATCGGTACTGTAAACAAAACGAACACAGGAGAATATTTGCTGTTAAAGGTCAAGGTGGTCCGGGGATTCCATTAATTCATAAGCTAAGCCGTAACAATAAAGAGAATGCTTTACTTATCATTCTTGGTGTAGATGAAGGAAAGACCAATATTATTTCTGCACTTAAAGTTAAAGAACCAGGGCCGCGGTATTGTCACTATCCCGATAGTGATAACCGTGGGTATGACAGGCATTATTTTCAAGGATTACTTTCAGAACGTCAAGTACCAAGGAAAAAGAACGGTATTATGCGTTATACATGGGAAAAAATCTCCGTAAATGCAAGAAATGAGGCATTTGACACGCGAAATTACGCGCAGGCAGCCATGGAATTACTAAAACCTAATTTTGAATTACTTGAAAAAAGGCTAAAAGAACTACCAGAAGGAAGAGAAAATAACCTAGTTTTACAACAAAAACAACGTCAAAGACCGCGCGGAGTTATCAAAAAAGGCATAGAAATTTAATAATTTTAATAGAAATCTGGTGATTTTATGGCAATTTCAGACCGCTTACAAAAGGCAAAAGAGCGTTTAAATGCTTATTATGAAGCAGAGACAACAGTTTTAACAGGTCAAGAATATAGAATTGGAAGCAGGACATTGAGAAGAGCTGATCTTCAAGAAATAAGAAAAGCGATACATGAATTAGAAAAGCTTTGTGATGAATTAGAGTCTGCAGTTGCAGGAAAAGGTAGGCGGAAAGCTTATAGAATCATTCCAAGAGACCTGTAGGAAGGTAGGTGATGAAATTGAATTTTATTGATAAAGCAATAGCAGGCATATCACCGCAAATAGCCTTGAAACGTGAAATAGCACGGACAAGGCTTTCTTTACTGTCAAATATAAGAAATAGTGGTTATGACACGAGTGGCGCTAGTAGACAAAAGAAGTCCCTAAAAGGTTGGATAGCAAATAGTAAAAGTCCACAAGAAGATATTGATAATAATCTTCACACATTGCGACAGCGATCAAGGGATTTGTGGATGTCTGCACCTTTGGCGGTTTCAGGAATAAAAACACAGCGAACAAATGTAATAGGTTCAGGGCTTAAATTAAAATCTAGAATAGATGCAGAGGTTTTAGGGCTTAGTAGAGAACAAGCCGATGTTTGGGAAAAAGCTGTTGAAAAAGAATTTGCTTTATGGGCAGAAAAAAAGTGGTGTGATGCTACTCGTTTAAATAACTTTTATGAGATGCAACAGCTAGCGCTTATCAGTTGGCTTATGAATGGTGACGCATGGGTCATTATAAAAAACGATGAACCTCAAAAGTGGGCTCCATATGGTCTGCGCTTACATCTTATAGAAGCGGATAGAATAAGCACACCAGAAGCAGGAAAAGTTTTAACAAGTTTTTTTCAGTCACCCCAACAAACAACAGGAAAATCTCCAAATGGAAACACTATATATAATGGTGTAGAAATTAACTCTGACGGTGCAATAGTTGCTTACTGGATATGTAATCAATACCCTAATAGTAATTTGAGAGGATATAAAAAAGAATGGGTTCGAGTGGAAGCTTTTGGTGAAAAGACAGGAAATCAAAATATTCTTCAGATTATGGAATCAGAACGTTGTGAACAATATCGCGGGGTTCCTTATTTGGCTCCTGTCATAGAATGTCTCAAGCAGATTACGCGGTATACTGAGGCTGAATTAACAGCTGCAGTCGTTACGGCGTTTTTTACTGCTTTTATTAAAACAAAAGCACCTACAGCAGAAATTCCATTTGGTGAAGTTGTGCCGGAAGAAGAACGTATTGACCCGGATCCTAATTCATATGAGCTTGGAGCTGGAACAATTAATATGTTGGCACCAGGAGAAGATGTTGTTATTGCTGATGCAAAACGTCCAGCGTCAGGATTTGATCCTTTTGTTATGTCAATGACAAAACAAATAGGCGCTGCGCTGGAGATTCCGTTTGAATTACTTATGAAATCTTTTACAGCTAGTTATTCAGCTTCAAGAGCATCTTTACTGGAAGCATGGAAAGCTTTCAAAATGAGGCGAACATGGTTTGCAAATGATTTTTGCCAACCAGTATATGAACTTTGGCTTGCAGAAGCGGTAGCACGAGGGCGAATAAACGCTCCTGGCTTTTTTAATGATCCTACTATAAAAAAAGCTTGGTGCGGAGCCGAATGGATTGGCCCGGCTCAGGGTATGCTTGATCCGGTTAAAGAAGTCAATGCGGCAATTCTAAGAACAGAGCATGGTTTTTCCACTCATGAGAGAGAAACCACAGAACTTACAGGTGGTAATTGGGATGATAACATTGCTCAAATTACCCGAGAAAATGAACTGCTTCGCAAGGCTAAAGAAATTACGAGTACTGATAATCTGGAAGGAGGAATGAAGTAAATGAATAGGTTTTGGAACTTCATTCAAAATGAACAGAATGATGAGGAAGTAGAGTTAAGAATATCAGGAGAAATAATGAGTGATGACCGTGCATGGATATATGAGTGGTTTGGAATTCCAGTATCATCACCAAATGCATTTAGAAAAGAACTAGGTAAACATAAAGGCAAAAACATAAAAGTTTGGATTGACAGCTATGGTGGAGATGTTTTTGCAGGAGCTGGAATCTATAATGCATTAAAGGAGCATGACGGAAAAGTAACAACTATTATTGACGGAAAGGCAATGTCTGCAGCTTCGGTTATTGCTATGGCAGGAGATGAAATACATATATCACCTGTGGGTATTATGATGATTCATAATCCTTGGACAGAAACAGTAGGTGAGGCTGAAGATATGAGGCACGCAGCTGATGTGCTTGATGAAGTTAAAGAGACAATTATCAATGCATATCAGGCGAAAACAGGAAGGTCTCGTAAAAAGATATCTGAAATGATGGACAATGAAACTTTTATGTCTGCTAAAACAGCTGTAAAGGAAGGGTTTGCAGATAAAATTCTTTATACTGACAATGACTCTAATACAGATGCAGATCCCATTGAAAATAATTTTATGTTTAGCCGCCTGGCAATACAGAATTCTATGGCTGAATCAATGAATAAGTTCTTTGAAATAGCCAGAAATAATCAATTAAATGGTACACAGTCAAACAGTGCACAACAGGCCGTAGCACCTAAGCCACAGCCTGATGCAAGTGTAAACAATAAACAGAAGGGAGATAATCTTATGTTCAAGAATGTTGAAGAACTTAGAAGCGCCTACCCTGAACTGGTAAATCAGATTGAAAATGAAGCCAGGGAGGAAGGCAAAAAACAAGAAAGAGCCAGGATACAGGATATTGAGAAAATATCCAAAAATATTGACCCTACATTGGTCAATAAGGCAAAGTATGAAGAGCCTATAGATGCAAAGGAACTGGCTTTTCAAGCTATGCAAGCAGATGGTCAAAGAGGTCAGCAGTATCTTGAAAATGCTCAAGCAGACAATGCTCAAAGCGGAGCGAAAAATGTTGGATCTGTACCAATTCAAAACAGCAATGATAATAAGGTAAAACGGCCTGATGATATCGTTGCATCTATTGGTGCTCAGTTTGACAAAAAGAGAAGGGGTGAAAAATAATGAGAGAAGGTATGGGAAGTTATAGTGTTTTAGCTACAAACACTCCTGATAAGCTTATTGCAGGACCTGAAATACCAATACTTGTAGAAGGGGTTACGATTAAGACTGGTCAGGGCATATTAGCTAGAGGATCAGTAATTGGTATTGAAACTGCAACCGGTAAAGGCATTCTTTGTGATTCTGCTGCAGTCGATGGGTCTGAGGTAGCAAGATATATTCTTGCTGAGGAAGAAATTGATACATCTTCCGGGGATGTTGTTGCAACATGCTACAAATCCGGAATATTTAACAGGCAAGCTCTTATATTTGGAACCAACGGAGCTCCTGCGACATTGGATACTGATCTGCGGAGTGTAAACATACATCTTCGCGACGAAGTACCATATTAAGATTAAGATTGGAGGATGATATAAATGGCACTTAATATTGACAGACACGTTCCAAGAACACAGGGTGGTGTATATGAAAAAAACATGCCTGTGTCTACTTTTTTAAGGGACACTTTTTTTCCTGATGTTGAAACATTTGTTACTGCTAAGGTTGAGCTGGACTACAGGAAAGGAGCTTACCTTATAGCTCCGGTTGTAGCTCCTTTGGTTAATGGAATAATCATGGAGCGCCAGGGATATGAAACCAGGGAGTATGAACCTCCGACCATTGCGCCAAAGAGAGTAATGGACCCGAAGATTCTGCAGAAAACTATTCCAGGTGAAACAGTATATTCTTTGCGTTCTCCTGAAGAGCGCCAGGAATATTACATTCAACAAGATATGAAAGAAATGGATGATGCTATTTCTCGTAGAGAAGAAGAGATGATTGCTCAACTTCTTACTACTGGCAAGATTATTGTAAGAGGATACTATGGAGAAGATTTCTCCAAATATGTTGAAAATACTCTTGATTACGGATTTACTCAGAAAGAGGTATTATCAGGTGGAGCTGCTTGGGATCAGGCAACATCAACAAAGTATGCTGACCTTGAAAGAGCAGTAAATGCTGTAAGAGAAGCGGGATACAATCCAACGACTGCTGTACTAGGACAAACTGCATGGAAACTATTAAGAGATGATGCTGATTTCAAGGAAAAACTTGATACAAGAAGACTTGACCTTGGCATGATTGCTCCTGAAGTAAGACTGCAAAATGGAACAGGTCTTGTATACCTTGGAGATTTGACAGAGCTAGGCATTCAGTTGTGGGCATACTATGCTTTTTACAAGGATTATGACGGAACTGTTAAGAAATTTATTCCTGAAGACCACATTGTAATATTACCCGGTGTTATTGGTGATATGAGATATGGTGCAATTACTTATCTTGAGCAAACATCATTTAATGATGGTAGATATGTAACTTATGAAGGTACGAGAATTCCACGTACTTTTGTCAATACTCAAAACAATGTTAAAGAAATGATTCTTTCATCTAAGCCTGTACCGCGTCCTTTTGATGTTGACAGTTGGTATGTGCTTGATGTATTAGGATAGGAGGATTAAAATGGCAACTTATATTGTAGATGTTGCAAAATTAAGATTAGGTAAAGATAAAGAATTTGCAAAAGGAGATACAATTGATATTTCTGATGATTTAGCTACAAAGCTTTTAAAAAAAGCTTATATTACCTTTGATAAAACTCCTAAAAAGGTAATATCAGTAGGTAATTCAATTTCAGAAATGACTGCAGATGAAGCTAAAAAGATGGTGGACTCAATCGATAGTATCGAAGAGCTAGAGAGGCTTCTTAAAGAAGAAACTTCAGGCAAAAAGCGTAAAACTTTGATTACTGCAATTGAAGAGAGAATAGTTGAAGTTGAAGAAGCTCAAAAAGAAGATATTGGAGAAGGAGAAAACGAAGATATTAATACTAAGTTTAACCCGGATGATATGATTGTGAAGTGATAGAGAATGTCAACATTTAGAGATTATTTAAATTCTAACCTTGATATTTTTTTTAATACTGATGAATTTGCTACTGCACACACAATCAATGATATCGAAATGCTGATTCTTCTTGATAATGATTTATTAAAAGAACGTCAAGCCAAATTAAATGAACCTGAGGGTGTTTATATGGCTGACGTTCTTTTTCATGTCAAAAAATCAGTATATGGAGAGCGTCCAGTACCTGGCATGGTGATTAATTTTGATGGTGATATTACTAGAGTTGCTCATGTTGAAGAAGATGAAGGCATGTATACGATAGCACTAATGGGGAATGACTCATGATCACAATCAATACAAAGTTACTAAAAAAAGTTGAAAAGCAGCTTGGTACAGAAAAAAGAAAAGCACCTATTGCATTATCACGTGCCCTTAACCGAGCTGCTTCTAAAGTTAAAACAGCTGCATCAAAAGAAACTAGAAAAGAGTATGTTTTAAAAGCCAAAGACATTAATGCAACAATAAAGATAGCAAAAGCAAGTCAAAAGAGGTTAGGAGCTGTAGTTTTATCAAAAGGAGCCAAATTACCGTTAGATAAATATAGATTTACCCCTAAGCAGCCAAGACCTAAGAAGCCGCCAAAGTCTTTAAAAGTTGCAGTTAGAAAAAATGGTCTCAAAGAACTAATAGGTGCATTTGTTGCTGATATTCAAGGCAACAAAATCTTTAAAAGAACAAGCAAAAGCCGGTTGCCTATAAGACGTTTGTTTGGTCCTGCGATACCGCAATTAGTAGGAGTACAAAAAATAAGACCTGAAATAGAAAAACAAGCTGTGGATACATTCCACAAAAGGCTTGATCACGAAATAAAACGTATAAGGGAGGGGAACTGATGATACCTGTACTGTTACAAGATTTTTTAGTTAATACTGCATTGCCAAAGTTATTTGACGGATACAAATTAAAAAATGTTGAAGGGGTTGAAGTTCCTCTTAATATATATAGTCAGTATCTGCCTGCAAAAAAAGTGCGCAAAGATACAGAACATTTTCCATTCATAAGAGTTATTTTAGATGATGGAGAGGATCCAGACGAAACAGAAGTAACCACATGTAGAATATTATTTATGATTGGCATATATGATACTGATGAAAATTATCAAGGATATAAAGATTGTCTTAATATTCTACAAAAAATGTATGACCATTTTGTAAGGTATAAAATTTTTGATGACAAGTATGAAATTCAATATCCCATAAAGTGGAGATTACATGATGAAGATTTGTATCCGTACTTTTTTGGAGGATTAGAGACTATATGGAATATTGGAAAAGTAACAATAATTGATAGCCTCATATGAGAAGGGAGAGATACTTATGCCGTATAATCATGGCGTATATGTATATGAGAATCCAACTTCTGTGGTTACGCCACTTACTGCTGACAGCGCGGTACAGGTGATAGTTGGTACTGCACCGGTAAATCTTCTTGCAGACCCTGCAGAGGCAGTTAATAAGCCGATATTAGTAAATAGTTTTGCAGAAGCTCAGGAGAAAGTTGGATATTCAGACAGCTTTGATAAATTTACTATTTGTCAATCTGTTGATGCATCTTTTAGAGTATTTAATGTTGCACCACTCATTCTTATTAATGTGCTAGATCCAACAGTACATAAAATGGCAGTTACATCCCAAGTAGAATCAGTTGAAAACAATGAAGTGCTTATTGATGAAGAAGGAATCCTTCTTGATGATACATTTGTGGTAGAAAGTGCTGACGGAGTTACAACATATGTCAAAGATACAGATTATACAGTTGAGTTTGACAAAAATGGGTATGTGCTTGTGAAAATTGTTTCAGGTGGCTCAATACCTGCTGATGTAACAGAGCTATCATTCGATTTTACAAAACTAGATCCGTCTGCAGTAACAGAAAGTGATATCATTGGTGGCTATGACTCAGTGACCGGAAAATATACAGGATTAGCAAATATTGAACAAGTGTATCCTCGGTTTGGTATTGTTCCTGGACTTATCGTTATTCCGGGATGGAGTCATAAACCAGCTGTGGGAGCTGCTATGACAGCAAAGACAGAAGATATAAACGGAACATTTAAGTGTCAGGCTGTGAAAGATGTGGACACTACTGCAGCTACAGGTGCAACAGTATATTCTGATGTCCCGACATGGAAAAATGATAACAGCTATACCAATAAGCATGATATTGTTTGTTGGCCAATGGTTAAAGTAGGAACCAAGAAGTATTATTATAGCGCTGTTATGGCTGCACTAATAGCATATACAGATGCACAAAATCAAGGTGTTCCGTATGTATCACCATCAAATAAGCAGGTAAGAATTAGTGGTACCATTCTTGATGATGGAACAGAAATATATCTTGACCAGGTGCAAGGTAATTTCTTAAATGGAAATGGTATTGTTACTGCTATTAATATCAATGGATGGAAGTCTTGGGGGAATAACACAGGAATCTATCCGTCAAGTACTGATGTAAAAGATAGATTTATACCAGCACGTAGAATGTTTGACTGGTGGGGGAATACATTTATTTTAACTTATTTCCAAAAAGTAGATGATCCACTTAACACTCGGTTAATTGAATCTATTATTGATAGTGAAAATATTCGTGCAAACGGATATAAGGCTAGGCAGCAGATTGCTGATGCTAAAATTGAATTCAATATTGATGAAAATCCAACAACGGATATTCTTAATGGAACTATTCGCTTTAAGCAATATCTAACTCCGTATCCACCTGCAGAAACAATTATTAATACACTTGAATTTGATCCAAATGCTTTAACAGCATCACTGGGAGGTGAATAATTATGTCAGTAAACCCTATTCCTGAAAAAATTGTAAACTTCAATGTGTATAATGAAGCTGAAAAGTTAGTAGGCATAACAGCAGAGGTGACATTACCAAACCTTGAAAACATGACTGAAACAATTAGTGGTGCTGGTATTGCAGGAGAATTTGAAAGTCCAACTCCGGGACATTTTGGAAGTATTCAAATAGACATTCCTTTTAGGGTAATCTTGGATCAATCATTTAAAATGATGGTACCTGGCGGACAGATCATATATTTGAGAGCTTCTCAACAAAGTTATGATGTTGCTGCCGGACAGATAAACCACAGGGGGTTAAAAATAACTCTCAAAGTACTTCCGAAAGGTGTTAACCTTGGTACTTTAGGAGTTGGAAGACCTACGGAAACCACAAATGCACTTGAAGTAGTATATATGAAAATTGAAGAAAACGGCACTGTTTTGCTTGAATTAGACAAGATGAATTTCATCTATATAGTAAATGGTGTAGATGTTCTAGCACAAGTAAGACAGCAGATATAAGGAGGAAGTTAAAGTGGGTAATAAATATCTTATAAAGTTTAATAAGCCTTATACATTTGAAGGTAAGGAGTATACGGAAATCGATATTTCCGGTGTTGAAGAGTTGACTACAAAAGACATTGCAGATGCAGACAGAGAATTTGTTACTATGGGTTATGTAGCTGCAATGAATGAAATGTCAGTTCCCTATGCAGCTGTTGTTGCTGCAAAAGCAACAAAAAAACCGGTTGAATTTTTCATGAATCTTCCGGCAAATGAAGGGATAAAAATAAAAAACTTAGTAATGGGTTTTTTCTACAATTAGGACTAAAGCCCGGAGATGGACGGCAGTTAAAAAAACTGGCCGTCCATTCTGCTTTAATGACTTTTACAAGTATTGATTTTTTTTATAACTTAAATATATATGATTTCTTCGAGATTATTGAAGAAATACAGGCGGTGTCAAAAAATGGCCAATAGAAAGCAATATCAAACTCAATTTTTATTAGGGGCAAAAGTACAAGCTTCATTTGGCAAGGCATTTGGTTTGGCTAATAAGAATTTATCACACATGCAAAAACAGGCGAGCTTAACTCAAAAAGCTTTTTCAGGTATGGGTGGAGCATTAAAGACTGCTGTTGGGTTTGCCGGTGCATATGTTGGTTTCAGAGCTGTAGAAGGAGCGTTTAATAAAACTGCAGGTGCCGCAGGTGAGTTTAGTGATCAAATGGCTAATGTTGCAACGTTGATTGATAATGATGTTGAAGCTAAGATTGCAAAGTTAGGACCAATAGTACAAAAAACTGCAATACTTACAGGGCAAGGCACTGATGTTATGACAGATGGTTTATATCAGGTCATTTCAGCATTTGGAGATACAGCCGAAGCTGGCAAGCAACTTGAAATATCGGCAAAAGCTGCAAAAGCGGGTAATGCCACAGTAGTAGATAGCGTTAATTTGTTATCTGCTGTTACAAAAGGATATGGAGATACTTCTGCAAAAGCAATGAAACAGGCATCAGACTTAGCTTTCCAAACAGTAAAATTAGGGCAAACAACATTTCCGGAACTTGCAGCATCAATGGGTAAAGTAATTCCATTGTCAGCGACATTGGGAGTTAAACAGCAGGAATTGTTTGGAGCCATGGCAACCTTGACAGGTGTGACTGGTAATACTGCAGAAGTTACTACACAACTTCGTGCAACAATGCAAGGATTTCTACAGCCAACAACCAATATGCAGACAGCATTAAAACGACTTGGGTATGCTAATGGACAAGCAGCACTACAAAGCGAAAGCCTTGGCAGTATCCTTGGCAAACTTAAGGCTTTAGTTAATGGCAATGAAATAGCATTTGCAAATCTTTTTGGATCCGTTGAAGCTAAAAATGCTGTATTAGCTCTTACTGGAGCACAAGCAGAGAATTTTGTTACTAAAACTAAAGCGATGAATGAAGCTATAGGCGCAACGGACGAAGCTTTCAGAAAGAAACAAGCAACATTTAAATCAATGACAGCACAGATCAAGCAAATGGGAAATGTGCTTGCTATTAATATTGGAAACAAGATATTACCTTCAATAACAAAGAATATGGAAAAAGCAATGCCATATATGATGAAATTTATTGATAACTTTGATAGTATATATTCTCAAATAGGAAAGTTTTCAAATGAATTATTAACAGCAAATCCAATATTACTGGTTGTATCCAAAAATATTGGATGGTTAAAGGATATAGCAGTAACCACTTTTAGGAATATAGCTGAGGTTGTTAAAGGTGACTTGCCAGTATTTAATCAATTTTCAACAGATATTCAAAAAAATCTTGTGGGTGCTTTTGAGGCTGTAAAGCCGGTAATAGAATGGATATTTACAGAAGGATTACCACAGGTAGTATCTATTTTAGGTGATATAGTAGGCAAAGCATCAGATGTCTATAATTTTATATCTCAAAACTGGAATGGTATTGAACCTATCGTATATGGCATTGCATCAGCTATGGTTGCTTATAAAGTTGCAATGTTGGGAGTCGTAGCATCACAAAAAGCTGCAATGATTATAGAAGGACTTAGTAAGGCATGGAAAGTAGGATCGGCAGTATTAATGATGTTCCAATCTGGAGCAAGTTTAGCGACAGTTGCTCAATGGGCACTAAACGCTGCAATGTCTGCAAATCCAATAGGTGTTGTTGTAGTTGCTATCGGTGCATTAGTTGCTGCAGGTGTTGCTTTGTATAAAAATTGGGATACTATTAGTAAATTCCTATTAGGAATATGGAATGTAATAAAAGTAGGTGCTATAAATATATTTAACTCTGTTACTAAATTTCTACAGACTTGGGGTATAGATCTTTTAGGAATATTATTACTTCCTTTTGATGGAGCAGTAATTTTAATTATAAAGCATTGGGATAAAATAAAAGAAGGAGCCCTGGTTCTAAAAGAAGAATTAAAAAGCATTTTTTCAAACGTTGCTGAATATTTAGGCGGAGTATTTAAAACGCCTATAAATGCAGTCATATCTTTAATAAATGGGGTTCTTGGTGAAGTAAACAAGATAAAACTTGATGTGCCTGATTGGGTACCAGTAATAGGTGGTAAACAATTTTCAGCTAATATTCCAAAAATACCAATGTTAGCAAAAGGAACAAACAATTTCTCAGGAGGACCTGCAATAGTTGGTGAAAAAGGTCCTGAACTTGTCAATCTTCGTAGAGGTAGTCAAGTAATACCAAACAATAGAACCGAAAGACTTTTAAATAATTATTCTAATGTAAGCAATCAAAATGGTGATATTATTTTTGCGCCAAACTATATAATCCAAGGGAATGCAGATAAAGATACAATTGTAGAAGCTAATAGACTTAGTTTTTCTGAATTCAAGCAGTTTATGAATATGTATAAACAAGAAAAAAGCAGGCTTAGTTTTGCGGGAGGTAGGGCATGAGCGTATATACAACAGTGTTAGGAGATACCTTTGACAGTATCGCAAAGAAACAATACGGTTCTGAAAAATACACTAAAGAATTAATGGAAGCAAACACTCAATATCTTACTACTGTAATTTTTTCTGATGGAGTTATATTAAACATTCCTGAAATTAATGAAGAAGTAAATGAGCAAAGTAGCAACCTTCCTCCATGGAGGCGATAATATGCTAGCAAGACGAGCAAGTGTGGACGTTATATATCAAGGCGTAAATATAACAAGTGAAATTTCAAATGATTTACTCAGTTTTGGATACACTGATAATGCATCTGGGGTAGCTGATGATATATCTATTGAACTAAAAGATGATACTGGTAAATGGATCACGTCATGGGCACCTCAAAAAGGTGATAATATCAGTGCAAATATTAAAACTTTAAACTGGAGATATGATGGAGACAATCAAATTTTAAAGTGCGGTGAATATTTAGTAGATGATATAAACTATTTTGGCAGGCCTAGAACTCTTTCAATAGGGGCAATATCTACCCCTGCAAATACCGATTTTATGAGTACTCCCAAAAGCAAAACATGGGAACTTGCAAGTGTTAAGAAAATCAGTCAAAGCATTGCAGACGCTTCAAAATTACAGTTGTATTATGACACACAATATAATCCAGTTATTCATTTTATAGAGCAGAGTGAAACTTCTGATGTGACATTCTTGTATGATATATGCCGCAAAAATGGGTTAGCACTTAAAGTGTATAGCAATAAACTTGTTATATTTAGAGAATCTGAATATGAGGCAAAAAAAGAAGTAGATACTATCTACGAGTCAGACACTAAGATGTGGAACGCAAAAACTTCTTTTACTAATACCGGTTATGATGGATGCAGAGTTGAATACTCAGATCCATTAACCGGTTCTTTTTATGAATATCTATTTATTGCACCAGGTAAGACAGGAAAGAAAATATATAAAGTTAATGAAGCAGTCAGTAGTTGGTCAGAAGCTGAAAGACTTGCAAAAAGTACACTAAGAGAACTCAATAAAAAAGAAAATCAGATTTTTGTTACTATCCCAGGCAATTTATTATTAGTTGCAAGCAATACAGTTATGATTTCTGGATTTGGAATCTTTGACGGCAAATATTATATTGATAAAGTTACTCATAGTTTAAGCAATTTTGAAACTGGTCTTGAGCTTCATAAAGTATTGGAGGGTTATTAATGGATATTCGAAATATTATTAGGATAGGGAAAGTGTCATCAATCAATCACACTGCAGGGCGTGTTAGAGTTGTATTTAGTGACAAAGATAGTATTGTTTCGAGTGAACTTCCTTTACTATCATTTGAATATAATATGCCTAGTGTAGGAGATTCGGTTCTTTGTATTTTTCTTTTAAATGGAATATCAAAAGGCTTTTGTTTAGGGAAATATTATTCAGATCAGAACAACCCAGGAGAGTCAGGAGAAAACATATATTTTAAAGACTTATTAGGAGAAGGGTTCATAAGATATGATAAAACTTCTAAAACATTAACATTGAATGCACAAAGCATTGCTTTTGAAGGAAATGTTAGTGTTTTAGGGAATTTAAATGTTGCTGGAAATCTTAATGTTGATGGAAATATTACATATGAAGGTACAATCACAGATACTACTCCATAAGGAGTGATAAAAATGTTAGGTTTTTTTGGAGATGTTATTTTTGAAACGTCTGACAAACGGATTCTTAATTTTTCAGGATTTAGAAGAGATACAGAAAGTAGATTTGCATTACATGAAGTGATTGGGAAGAAGCCAAAAACAGAATATATTAAGGAGTGATAAAAATGTTAGGTTTTTTTGGAGATGTTATTTTTGAAACGTCTGACAAACGGATTCTTAATTTTTCAGGATTTAGAAGAGATACAGAAAG